CGATGTGTTCAGCCTGTACGTCAAGTCCATCGATTCAGCCGAAGCCATCACGATTCAGTCCCTCAACTTTACTGCTACAACGCTATGAGTAATAAATCTACTCAACACTTTACCCAATGGCTTGGGATAGAGCATAAGGTCCCAGTGATGCTGGAAAACAGGTCCGGCAAGTACATAACCTATGGTTTTGCGAACGAATATCCATACTACCTGCTTGACAACTATCGTAGGTCCTCGAAGCACAACGCTATCGTCAACGGCAAGGTGAACTACATCATGGGCGGAGGCTGGCAGGCAGGCGACAACCTGACCGTGGAGCAGCAGGCCCGATTCATCAAGTTTTTTGACGGACTTTCCAGCACGGAGGACCTGAACGACATCACTGAGAAACTGGTCTTGGACTTGGAGATTTTCAACGGATTTGCGGTTGCGGTTACTTGGTCCAAACTTGGGACCATTGCCAAGATGGAACACGTTCCCTTTGAGAAAATCAGGGTTGACAAGGAGGAGAAGATGTTTCAGGTGGCTGACTGGTACAACGATGACATGATGCAACTCTTCCCCAAAGTTGGGGACATTGAGAAAATCCCTGCATTCGACCCGGAGAATCGCCTCGGAAAGCAGTTGTTCTACTATCGGGTCTACGCTGCTGGCGTTAAGCACTACCCGCTCCCCGAATACATCGGAGGGAACGCTTGGATTGAGGCAGATGTGCAAGTGGCGAACTTCCACAACAACAACCTCCGCAACAACTTTTGGGGGGGATACTTGATAAACTTCAACAACGGCATCCCGACCCCCGAAGAGCAAGGCGACATCGAGCGTCAAATCAAACGTAAATTCAGCGGTACGGATAACGCTGGTCGCTTTGTTGTAACCTTCAACGACGATGCAGCCAAGGCCCCGACACTTGAACCGCTCACTCCAAGCGACATGGATAAGCAGTTCGAGATATTGAACAAAGCCATCCAGCAAGAGATATTCATCGCACATCGTGTAACGAATCCAGCGTTATTCGGTGTCAAAACCGAAGGCCAACTCGGAGGAAGGACTGAATTAGTCGAGGCTTACGAACTATTCAAGGCGACCTACGTCAACGACCGGGTGCAGAAGGTCGAAAGAATGATAAACTACTTGGGGTCTTTCAATGGAGTTGAGGGCATGGAATTGATTCCTACCAACCCAATCACGGAGCAGTTGAGCGAACAGGCTCTGCTTCAAGCCATGACCCCTGCTGAACTGCGTGAGAAAGCAGGATTGCCACCGATTGAAATCAAGACTGAATCAAGCGTCCAAGACGTTATCACGGCTATCAATTCGCTCTCTCCGTTGGTTGCCAACAAGGTCTTGGAATCTATGTCAGCAAACGAAATCAGGGCCTTGGTGTCCTTGCCTGCAAAGGCAGAGGGTTCGGGTCTTGCTGGGGAAACGGCAGCCGTAGAGGTCAGCCCTGAACCTACTGCACCGCAAGGCTTGGCATCCAACGAGAACATCAAGAAGTTGTCAGGCCGTGAGTATCAAAACCTGATGCGAATCGTGCGTCAGTATATGCAGGAGAAAATCACGCTGGAGATGGCCCGGACCATGCTATCAGCAGGCTTCGGTTTATCAGCCCAAGAGATTGACACGATGCTCGGAGTGCAGTCCCAAGAGTTCAGCGAACCGACTTGGGGCGAGGAAGACGACGAAGACTACGGATGGGGCGATGAAGAGTTCAAGGTCTTGGAAGTGGTTGCAAGCAAGTTCGGATGCCATGCCGACGACTACCATGTGATGCACTCCAAGCCGATGCGGTTCGATGCCAACATTGATGAAAACATCCGTTTAGCCTTTGCCGAACTGGGCGAGGAAGAAAAAGAATTAGATTTGAAGATTGAGGCCTACCGCAAGAAGAATCGGGACGCATCGGTTGAAGAAATGGCAAAGGAGTTCGGGGTCAGCAAGGCGAAGGTTGCCAAGCGAGTCGCCTACTTGATAACCAAGGACCGCTACCCAATCAGCCGGGCCGTGGACAAGATTGCCGAGCAGAATCTTCCCAAGAACGTGAAGGAAGTTGCCGAGCCAGTCTTGGAGGTCCGCTACAAGTACGCATGGGCCACAGGGTTCAGCAACAAGGACAAAGGTTCCAGCCGTGAGTTTTGCAAGGTCATGCTTGACTTGGCCGGGCAGGGCAAGGTTTACACGAGGGACGACATCGATGGGATTAGTGCAATCATGGGCTACTCTGTTTGGAACAGGAGGGGCGGTTGGTATCACACACCGAGCGGAGTGAACAGGCCACAATGTAGGCACGTGTGGGAGCAGCAGTTGGTAATCCGCAAAGGCAACAAAATTTCAAAGGCATGAAGGCACTATTCATAAGCGAAGAAACGCTGCTTGACAACTCAATAATCAATGAGAACGTCAGTTACACGCAGATACGGCCTACGGTTGTCAAGGTCCAAGAGATGCGGATTCAGCCCATCGTTGGCTCTCCGTTGTACGGGGAATTGGTTACGCAGGTCGTCAGCGGTTCAACGTCTGCGCTGAACCAAACGCTGCTGGAGGACTATATTCAGCCTGCTATGATTCAATGGCTTTACTACGAGTTGCCGATGGTGTTGGCGTTCAAGTACATGAACAAGGGGATGGTTCGCAGAACAAGCGAAGAGTCCTCGCAGATGAGCATGGAAGAAATCACCCGGCTGACCGACAAAGTGAAGAACGATGCGGAGTGGTATTCCGAGCGGATTACTCGCTACCTCATGGAGAACCGCAACTCCTATCCGCTTTGGAACTCGCCTCCGTCTGCGTTGGATACCATCTACCCGAACGCTACCAACTACCGAACCGGGATGGTCTTAGACCGCAACAGGCGAATGGGAATCAGCAACTTGGATTACCCCTACCCCTACGGCCAATTCGGGGCGTGTAATGACTGCTAAGCATGGGAGCGCACAAAAAAAACATACTGAAACTCCAGAATTATGTCATGGATAAAAATCAAGCAAGCCCTGCTGGACCTTGCAAATGCTCATCCACAGGTCAACTCCTTCGGGACGGGCGACCCGCTTGCAATCGGCACGGACAACACCATCAACCTGCGAACCCCAAGCCGTGAACGCATCGTCTATCCGCTCGTTTTTGCGGACGTGCAGTCTGCAAATACTGACGCTGGTACTTTGGACTTGGTGGTTGGGGTTTACTTTTCTGACCGTGTTGAATCCATCAAACCGATGGGCGGAGTGGTTTCAGGCAGTCCTACGTTGGGTTGGCAGGATAACGAAGATGAGGTCTTAAGCGACCAACTACAAATCGCACAGGACTTCATATCATCGCTTACAAACGACCCAAACGAGGACTGGACCCTATCATCCAGCGTGAGCCTTACACGCTTTGTAGAGAGCCGGGACGACCGCACGGCTGGGTGGCAGGCGACGATGACTTTTGAAATCCCTTACGGCCATTCGGTTTGTGAAATTCCTACCTAATCTACATTTACAATTAAACGCTAAAAAATGCCTACACCCATATTGCAACAAATGCTTGGCCAAGGCGGTACGATGGAATTCGTTGATGGAGCCGTTACTGGTAAGAACTACGACTTCTTGGTAGTCAACACCGCTGCGACTTTCACAACCCTTACTGGAACTGGAAGCGAAAACCTTCTAACCGCTTACAACTTTAGTGGCAAGTCCCTTTCCGCTGGCATCGTGATAAGCGGTCGCAATGGCGGTAAGATTACGGCCGTTACTCCAAGCGTCGGTTCGGTCATCGGTTTCACATTCCTGTAAGCAATGCTAATCGGTTACGGCTACGGCTATCCCACGAACCAACTGCTTGGCGGTGGCAATCCGTTTTGGCTTGCCTTCAACCAACGTGCAGACGCTGACGGGGCTTTGCCTGCGGAGGCTGCGGTCAATGGATGCCTCCAAACCCGATTCCTGAACTCGTTCCAATCTTACGCTTTCTTCGTCTTTTATTCCAACTCTTGGCAGCCGTTTATGCAACGGGCAAATACCGACTTGGCTGACGCTGCGGAGGTCGCTTTCATCAATTGCCTCGAAGTACGAATGTATAATCTCCTAAACGCATAGCAGATGCCTGCAAGTCCATCACTACTTATTGTCCCTGCTCGCTTTAAGACGGGGAAACTCTACACCCAAATCGCTACGACTTCGGCTGGCGTTGTCTTGGCAAGTTCGGGGGATTTCAACGTTACCCGTGCTACGACTGCGACCCGATTCAATTCGGCTGGCTTGATTGAGTCGGTGGCTTCGGGTGTGCCTCGCTTGGATTACTACACAAGCGGTGGGACTGCTGGCTGCCCTGCTCTCTTGGTGGAGCCGAGTGGGACGAACTTGGCATTTCCAAGCGAGGGTTTTTCAACATGGGCTCTTGCTGTTTCGGCAAGTGTTAGTGGAGTGTCATCGCCCGATGGGATGAATACTGCAACGACGTTTATCGCATCAACTACTACCGATAGGGTTCGTCGGCTTGTAACACTAACGAGTGGAACGACCTATACCTATTCACTATTTGGCAAGTTCGGAGCGCTGTCAAGTGGCTTTACAATGCAAATGTTTGAGGAGAATGCAACAACGTACGGAAGCGGTGTTTGTCAAGCGTTTAACTTAAATGAAGGAACACTTGGTGCGAGCGGTTCGGTAGGGGCTGGCTTTACGCTCCAAAGCGTTGGAATGGAAAATTACGGGGACGGATGGTATCGTTGTAGAATGACGGTGTTGATGAGTTACACTCCTCCAGCCCTTGCAAGGATTGGCTTTAGAATTGGAACGCAAATATCGGGAGGTAGACCTGTATCGGTTGTAAGTGGTAGCGTTAGTGCTTGGGGCGCACAACTTGAAACAGGCTCCATCGCCACATCCTACATCCCCACAACCACCGCAAGCGCAACACGCAACGCAGAAGTCATAAGCCTATCAGGAGCAGTCAGCGGATGCATCGGGCAGACGGAGGGGACGATTTATGTGGAGGTTGTTAATACGCTGCAAACATCCTATTCCGAAGGATATGTTGCAAGGCTTTTTGCAGACGCAAACAATGAGGTTTGGATTCGTAAAGAAGAAGGGGGCAATACTTACACGGTAAGGTGGAGGGCCAACAGTCAAAATACCACATTCCTAAACGTTGCCGTTCCAAACGGTGTCAGCAAGATTGCCTTCGCATACAAGTCAGGAGATACTGCCCTATATCTTAATGGCTCCCAAGTTGGCGTTACAAACACGGATGTTCGCTCTTTTGATATTGGGCCAAATTCCGTCGCTATTGGGTCAACATCAACAGGAGCATATTTCAACGACCGCATCCGTGCTGCTGCCCTCTACACCACCCGTCTAACCGACCCCGAACTCGCTGCCCTAACGACCCTCTAACGATGGCTACATTCCGAAAATACGAATTTGCAGTTTACGCTGACTTCCGAACCATTAACGACTCGGAGGCAGCACCTCGCACCGTTGTGGAACTCGGACATATCAACCCTGCAAATCCAAAGGCTTGGTGCGTTGACATTCTATGGGAAGGCAACGAACCGAAGAACTGGGCGAAGTATCAAACTTGGCCCGAACCCGTCGGAATCCACACCTTCGCAGGATGGGACGAGCAGTACGCAGCCGACTATAACGAACACAAATCGCTATGAAACTCTTTCGCAAACGCAACCCCGAAACCCCAAAACTCCCTTTTATGAAATCAGCCGTCATCGCTTTACTTCGCCACCTGTTAACCTTCATCGGTGGAACTCTTGTTGCCAAAGGCTTGTTAGACACCGAAACTTTGCAAGAGATTATCGGTGCATTAATTACCTTGCTTTCAGTAGGTTGGATGACAATTGATAAAGTAAAGGTCAAGAAGTGAACCTGATAGAAACAAGTGTGGTAACAACCCTCGGTGCAATTGCCGGGGGCGTTGTCGCTTGGTTTACAAAGGGCCGATTCGAATCGGAGTCCCTTCAAGTCAAGCAGGCCCAAGCGGTCTTGGCTATGTGGCAGGCGACTGCCGAAGCACAAAACAAAGAGTTGGTTGAACTTCGTAATGAGGTTGTAAGTTTGCGTCAACGACTTGAGGAAATGGAACATACCATCCACGAACTCCAGTCCGAAAACGCACAACTTAAAAACCTCTCATGATTCTACCAGCCACCAAGCACACCCGAAACATCCACGAAGTAACCTGCCAATCGGGGCAGGAGTTCTTACTTGTCAGCGACCTGCATTGGGACAACCCCCATTGCGATAGAGGCTTGCTCAAAAATCACTTGGACGAAGCCGTCAAGCGGAATGCTGCCATCATACTCAATGGCGACACCTACTGCTGCATGGGTGGGAAATATGACCGTCGTGCTGACAAATCGCTGATTCGTCCCGAACACAACACCGACCGATACTTTGACGCTATCGTGGACACCTCGGTGGAATGGTTTGCTCCATACGCCAAAAACATTCTGCTGATAGGATACGGCAACCACGAAACCGCTATCATCAAGCACGGGGAAACGGACCTCCTGCAACGCTTCGCCAGCACCCTCAACTACGCCACAGGATCAGCGGTTCAAGTTGGAGGTTACGGAGGAACCATTGACATCCGAGTGCTGCACGATACAATCCGTGGAGTCAACTTCGTAGTGCATTATTTTCATGGGCATAGTGGGGGAGGCGCGGTCAGCCGCGGAGTAATTCACGATCAGAGGCTCCTTGCCGGGACCGAAGGCTACGACTTAACTTGGATGGGCCACGTTCACGAATTGTACTACCATCAAAATATGATTCACCGCTATGACCGCTCAACCAAAACCCTTATTCAAAAACCTATTCACCAACTGCGTACGGCTACTTACAAGGAAGAATGGGACGGAGGATACATGGGCTTTCACACTGAACGAGGCCGAGGCCCGAAGCCTTTGGGAGGCTATTGGCTAAAACTGGAAACCTCACGGAATACCAGCAAGGATAACAAGGGTCCCGAACTTCAAGTCCACGCCACCTTCACCCCAGCGGATAGGTTGTACTAACCTGCAGCGGTCAGGTACAGGTAGCCGTACTCTTTCTCTGCGTTAAACTGGGGACAGGCCTTGGTTACACCCGGAAAGTCCCTGTGTCCGCATATCCTTGCGGTAGGGTACTTCTTAAGCCAATCAAGCAGCACCACGGCAATCGCTTGACGCTGGCCGATACTACGGTCATCTTTGTCTTTGCCTCCGATATAACTGACGTGGAGGCTCGTAGCGTTGTGGCCTTGCACCCCGTTGGTGATGGCACTATCAGGAGCCAATACCGTTACATTCCCGGTTGAGTCTATAATCTTGTGATATCCGACCGACTTCCATCCAAGGGCCTCCTTCCAATGCTTGCGGATGGAGGCGATGGTTGTATGCTTGGGCGTTGCCGTGCAATGGACAACGAGGTGGGTAATGGTTCTGCTCATTCTTCAGGGTTTAGGGCGTGGAAATAACTGACCTGCACTTCGTCTGCGAGGTTCTGCTGACTTGCGATGCTGACCTCCTTGGTCCCTGCCCATTGAGCCATAGCAGGATCGTAGCCGAGTAACTCGCAGGACTTGCGGTATTCAAGCAGGAGGGCGTGGTTGCCTTCCAAATCAGCGTTGTCAACGGCTATCATCAGCCGTTCCAAGGCGTTCGTGAGGGCCTTGGCAGGTCGGAGGGAGTGGTATTCGTGCATGGGTGTAAATGTACAAAAACCCCTCCAATGCAATCCAAAGGGGGTTAAATAATTTTTTTGCTACGAGGTGGCACAAAATGGGTTGGACTGCATTATCTTTGCTTTACAAACCAACCACTAAACCTCAAAACCATGACAACTCAAACCGAAATCCTCAAAGCACTTGGCGGAAACAAATTCTTAGCAATGACAGGAGCGACCTGCTTTGCTGACCAAGACACCCTAATCGTAAAGTTCAAAGGATGCCCAAAAGCCAACATCATGTATGTAACCTTGACTTCTTCCGATTTATATGACGTCAAAATCTGCAAATACAAAAACCTTGAAGTTAAGCCCGTTTTTGAAGCCAAAGGAATGTACTTCGATTCTTTGCCTTCAACCTTTACCAAAGTTACGGGCCTCTATACCAGCCTCTAACCCACCGAGGGGTGCGACTCGCCAACGCACATTCTTTTAACCTCAAACCTCAAACCCATGAACAACCAAACCAAAGCCAAACTCAAAGCAGCCCTCGCAACGGGCTACATCATGCTGACTGCCTGCCTCGGCATCGCCTTCTTCGGTCGTTTCCTTTTCGCACTCATCACCAACTAAACCTCAAAACCATGAAAAACCTCACCCCAGAGCAACTCGCCAAGATTGCCGAGCCTCTACCACCCGAAGCAATTGCACCACATCCAACCAAAGACAACCTTTCAACCATCAAGGGAATCTTCGTAACCGAGCGACTAAACCAAGTCTTTGGTGTAGGTGCTTGGGTAGTCAAGACCGACCTGTCCAGCCCCATCACATCCGCCACAAGGACGACTAAATTCGGCAAAGAAAGGACCGAATACACGGCAG